TTGCTGTTGGATTGGCAACAGGTTATGTTATATACATACTAAGACAAGCATTTGCAGAGTTAGAAAATGGGAGCATTGACACCACCAAGCAGGAAGAGCTGCTACAACTTCCGAGTGACGGAGATCAATCGTGTCCTTGATGGTGATACTATTGATGTTACTATCGACCTCGGGTTTGATTTATACAAGAAAGAAAGAGTTAGAGTTGCAGGCGTTGATACACCTGAGAAAAGAACAAGAAACCTTGAGGAAAAGGCTCTGGGACTAGATGCCACTGAGTGGATGAAAGAAAAACTAGAAGGTGCTATTGCTGGTGAAGACGAGTTATCTGTTAGAACTGAATTAGTTGGTGGTCAAGGTAAGTATGGTCGTCTTCTTGGTTGGTTGTATATTGGAGACGCAGAAGTATCATTGAATGAGCAAATGATTACTGAAGGATATGCTCATGCCTATGATGGAGGCACCAAAGATATGAATCTTGAAGCACTTCGTGTCATTCGTAGATCGTTTGGGACATTAGTAGAATAATGATGAGTGGTTTATTTGTATTTGGATTTATACTATTACTTACAATAGGAATGGAAATGACTTGGCCTGTGAAAAATAATAAATGAGCAATAACGACGTATATCTTGGTAATCCCAATCTAAAGAAAGCGAATGTCGCTACAGAGTTTTCTCCTGAAGAAGTGCAGGAGTATCTTAAATGCTCTGAAGATCCAGTATATTTTATTCTAAATTATATCAAGATCGTTTCTTTGGATGAGGGTGTTATTCCTTTTACCATGTATGACTTTCAAGTTGACATGGTAAAAAAGTTTCATGATAACAGATTTAACATTGCTAAGTTACCTCGTCAGTCTGGCAAATCTACTATCGTTACAGCATATCTTTTGTGGTATGTTTTATTCAATCAAAATGTCAATGTAGCAATTCTTGCAAACAAAGCAGCGACTGCTCGTGAAATGTTAGGTCGCTTACAACTTAGTTATGAAAATCTCCCCAAATGGCTCCAGCAAGGTATCCTCCAATGGAACAGGGGATCATTGGAATTGGAGAATGGCAGTAAAATTCTGGCTGCATCTACTTCCGCTAGTGCCGTCAGGGGTATGTCTTTTAATGTCATTTTTCTGGACGAATTCGCGTTCGTTCCGAATCACATTGCTGATCAGTTCTTTTCATCTGTCTATCCTACTGTATCTTCTGGTAAAAGCACAAAGGTAATCATCATCTCGACGCCACATGGGATGAATATGTTTTACAAACTTTGGCATGATTCTGAGCGTGGAGCAAATGAATATATACCTACAGAAGTCCACTGGTCTCAAGTCCCTGGTAGGGATGCCAAATGGAAAGAGCAGACAATTAAAAACACTTCAGAATCTCAATTTAGAGTTGAGTTTGAATGTGAATTCTTAGGATCTGTTGATACACTTATCAGTCCTAGTAAGTTAAGGACAATGGCATATGGTGATGCTATTAAAGAAAAGAATGGGCTTGCAATGTATGAAAAAGTAGAGGAGGAGCATCAGTATGTCATCACAGCAGACGTTGCAAGAGGAGTATCAGGAGATTATTCTGCTTTCTTGGTGGTTGATACAACTACAATTCCATATCGAGTAGTTGCTAAGTATCGAAACAATGATATTAAACCAATCCTATTTCCTAATGTAATTGTTGACGTTGCTAAAAATTATAATCAGGCATTTGTATTAGTTGAAGTAAATGATATTGGCGGACAAGTTGCTGATATCATTCAGTATGATTTGGAGTATGAAAATCTTTTAATGGTTGCAATGCGTGGTCGTGCAGGACAACAATTGGGTCAGGGATTCTCTGGCAAGAAAACTCAGATGGGCATTAAAATGTCCACAGCAGTCAAATCTATTGGTTGCTCTAACCTAAAAGTTTTAATTGAAGATGATAAATTAGAAGTACCCGATTATGATTGTATTGCAGAATTAACTACCTTTATACAGAAGGGAGTATCATTCCAAGCGGAAGAAGGATGTAATGATGATCTTGCTATGTGTATGGTTATTTTTGCATGGATGGCAATGCAACCTTACTTCAAAGAATTAAATGATAATGATGTGAGAGCAAGAATATATGCAGATCAAAGAGAATCAATTGAGCAAGATATGGCTCCGTTTGGATTTGTCGATGATGGTTTAGAAGAAGGGTATTATCAAGACGCTCAAGGAGATGTGTGGCATACAGCAGAATATGGAGATAAATCATATATGTGGGAGTACAGGTGAGTTTTTAAAAATATAAATAATCTTAGACAACCATCAGTTGACCACATCTAGGAGTTTAGGGATGAGTGCATCAAATCAACTATCGCCGGGTGTAGTTATTCAGGAGAGAGATCTCTCTACAGTAACTACTCCTTCAGCGTTTAATGTAGGGGTAATTGCTGCTCCTTTTAACAGAGGACCTGTTGAAGAAATTGTAAATGTTTCTACAGAAAGACAGTTAGTAAATATTTTTGGCGAACCGGATGATCAAAACTTTGAGTTTTGGTATACTGCTTCCCAATTTCTTTCTTACGGCGGTCTCCTAAAAACCATTAGAGTTGCATCATCTACTCTTAAGAATGCGGTAAGTGATTCTGCTTCGGCTGAATTGATTAAAAATCTTCAAGACTATGAGACCATCTTTGAATCTAGAGGATCTACTACTTGGAGATATGCTTCTCGCACTCCTGGAGCACTAGGCGATTCTGTTGGAATCTTTGTTACTGATGCTGGTGCTGATCAAATTGCAGTACTACCTGCTCCTGGATCGGGTAACGAGCATGAATTTGTTGCCGATGAAGCACTCGCCGCAGCATCAGGTGCATCTGGTAAAGTATACAAGTACTCTTTAAAACTAAAAGTATCTTCTGTTGTTGGAGGTTTTTCTGCTGGTTCTACTGCCGCAGTAACAATTGGTGGAGGATCTGCACAAAATGTCAACGTCCTTGCATGGGATGCTGCCAATAAAATGTTGGAAGTTGGACTAGAAGCTGGTGGTATTACTGGTATTATTACTGATGGCACCGATAGTATTGCACAGACCACTGGTGGTGTAACTTCTACTGCTACCATTGCCACTACTGCAAGAGAGCTTGTAGTCGGTCTTACTTTGGCAAGCATTAAGTTTGCTGCTGCAGATTCTATTGCTGATACCAACTCTACTGCTGTTGCTATTACTTCCGTCCGTGAAGAGTATGCCGAGCGTGAGTATCTTCCTGGCGTAAAGTGGATCAACGTTGCTCCAAGACCTGGCACATCACTATTTGCTTCTGGTGTTGGTGGTAATAATGATGAAGTCCATGTCCTTATTCTAGATATTGACGGAAAAATTACTGGCACTCCTGGTGCAGTATTGGAAAGATACACTGGTCTTTCCAAAGCAGGTGATGCTAAAACTTCTGTAGGTGAAGTTAACTACTACAAAGAAATCCTTAAGCAAAAGTCCAACTACATTTATTGGGGCGTCCATGAGACTGCCGCATTCTTAGGAACCACAGGAAATGCAGCTGCTGGTGCATGGGGTGGATCTGCTGCTAACAAAAACTTCAATCTCCTCCGTAGTGCTGCAGGCACACAAAGTTATCCTGCTGGTGCTACCACTGTAGGTAGTGCAAACAATGCAACCTTCTACTATCGTTTGTCAGGTGGTGTTGACTATACATCATCAGGTGGAAGTATTTCTTTATCAACCTCTGATATTTCAGCTGCATATGATTTAATTTCTGACCCTGAGTCGCAAACTATCGACTTCATTCTTTCTGGTCCTGCTGGTGCTACCAACGAAGCTGCACTTGCAAAGGCAAGCATTATTATGAATCTAGTTGAGCAACGTCGTGATTGTATGGCATTCTTCTCACCTAAGAGAAGTGATATTATTGGGTTGAGCGATACTGCAACGATTACTGATAATATTGTTGGTTACTTCGATCTACTTCCTTCTTCCAGCTACGCTGTGTTTGATTCGGGTTATAAGTATATCTACGATAAGTATAACGATGTCTATCGTTATATCCCATGTAATGGCGACATTGCTGGTCTTTGTGTCCAGACTACTGAAGTTGCAGAACCCTGGTATTCTCCCGCAGGTTTCTCTCGCGGTGTATTGAGAAATGCTATCAAACTAGCATATACTCCTAACAAGACTCAGCGTGATGCACTCTATGCAAACAGAGTCAACCCGGTTGTTTCTTTCCCTGGTCAGGGCGTAGTACTATTTGGCGATAAGACTGCACAAGGTTTCGCTTCTGCATTCGATCGCATTAACGTCCGTCGTCTTTTCCTCGTTATCGAGAGAGTTATCGGCACTGCTGCTAAGACTCAACTCTTCGAGCAGAATGATGAAGCACAAAGAAATCTCTTCCTCAACATTGTTGAGCCATACCTAAGAGATGTCCAAGGTCGTCGTGGTTGCACTGAC